CAAGCTTGTCTACCCCAACCTGAATTTATTTCTGCTGAAACGGTTACAGAACCAACTGCTGTTGTTCCAACACCTGCCGTTGTAACTTCTACATCTAAACTACTTTCACCCCAGTTTTCAAAACCCCAACTATCAGAGCCCCAACCTTGTTCAGGAAAAGATTTAACACTTCCAACTGATGTTGATGCTGATACACCTGTTAATGAAACAGTTGCAATGTTAGATTGCCAAGAGTTTTGATTCCATGCTACTCGGGGATCATCTCCACCCCAAATTGATGTCTCTGACATAAGGAGGCCCTCCTTATGCTATCCTGATAATAGCGTTAGATGCGTCTGCTGTTGGGAATTGTATTGTGAAAGTTCCACTTGTTACAGTTTTATCACTTCCAAAAGCTATTGCTGCAACAGCTTTATCTGACTGAGAAGAGTTATAAATTAATGCACCATTTGCTGTGAAACTAGCACTTGTAAAACTTACATCTGAAAAATCACATACCGCAGTATCTGTAGATAAAGTTGGAGTAACACTTGTTAGTGTTGCACCCCCTGCAGAGTATGCAGATCCAGACGTATTTGAAATTTCGTTTGATGTTGAATAAGCTGTTGTTGATTTGTTTAAAGTTGCTGAACTAGTAAACAAAGCTATTTTAAAAGTATGCCCACTAGAAGCAGTAAAATTGTGTGTTCCAACTAAAATTTCTTGTTTGAAACTATTACAAATTGCTGATGTTATTGCCATAATTTAATCTCCTACGGGTTTGCTGAGTTTACTGGTATACGAACAGCGCCATCAGTATAGTCGTCTCTTCGTCTTCTACCAACTTGCTCGTTAGCAAACTTCTGTACTTCCTGTTTATATTTATTTTCATATAAAGTCAACATGTCTATAGGGCCTTTTAAAAATCCATATGCCTCTGATAGACAGCAATATAATAGCCCATTTGGAAAATTAAGACTAATATAGTTAGTATTATCACCCTCTAAAAGATCTGGCATTTTATTAAAATGCACTCTAAATTTGTAAGCTTGATCTGGAGTAGGAGCCAAAGCTATACGTCCTGACGTCGTATCAGACTCCCCTGTTGCTCCACCATACATGGCATAATATTTAGGCTTACCTCTTTTTGCAGATTCTGTTGATGGCACATATTGTTGTAAATATGTGTAGTCTTTTTTTTCTAAATAATCATTATCTCCTGTTAAGGCACTTGTAGAATCATAAACTTGTATACTTCTTATAAATAAACACCCTGCTGGAGCATTTACTTGATCTTGTCCTGCAACAAATGAACCTGTTTGTTGCTTTCTATCTGCATCAATAGGAACATCTCTAAATATTCTGTATTGTGCATTTAAAATAATATTTTCTAAAACAGCGTCTGTTAAAACATTAGAGTCTGTTTCAGTGTAACTTCTTATTTGAGTTTTTAATCCTGATGCGCTTAACCCTGCCATTATATTTCTCCTGCTGCCTCTTTACAAACAGGACAGCTTTTTTTGTATCTAGTGTGAGTCGCACATTTTACTGCTTTACCATCAACATCTGTGTATAATGGAACATCTGGTTCTGGCACTTTAAGATATAACTCTGCATGCTCATCTATATTTTCAGGACACTCACATTGTTTAATACCAAATAATTTACTAATTAATTTTTTAATCATGCTTGCACTGTCACTGGCCCTGCTGATGCAGAACCACCTCCTCCTGTTTCAGTTATACTAGATGTAGTGCCTGTTGCAAAGGTATATTTATCATCATTTACTTTAGTAATTAAATAACCTGCAGCTAAATTTATTGTTGCTGCAGCCACTCCACCAACAACCTGAGCATCTCTAAATCTGACTCTATCATTTGTTGATCTGCCATGATCTGGTTCTTCAACAGTTATTGTTGTAGATCCATTTGTTGTTGTAAATGGATTTAAAGGTAAAAGTTTTGGAACTGCTGTTTCTACTCTATCAGGTCTTACATGTCTTAAAGATATAGAGTCACCATTCATGGGTTTTGGTTCTAGTTGTGGTTGCTTTGGTTCAAATTCAGATACATGCACAAACGCACCATTCCATTCTCTGACCATCTCTTTGTATGGAAATTCCATACCTGATCTATCTGATATTGCTCTTGCGTATTTTCCTGTTGCGTATTTTGCCATTATGTTCCTGGATAGTATGCTTTTGGTGTTATGTGTGTGCTAGAAGCAGAGCCATCCTCTGCCAATGCTCTTGCAAATTCATCTTCATAAGCTAATTTTGTAGCTTGTATAAGTTGTGGTTGATATTTTTGTGCTAAATAGTAGGCTAGTCCCGACACCATACAAGGCACAAATCTAAATGGCACGTCAGTTGCATTTGTATAATCCCCTACATCTTGTATTCTTTTTATAAAAAAGAAATGCATATCTTTAGATGCGTTTGTAGAATCTGGTGTTGGGTAAATATGTATCGTAACTTTATCAATAAATCTTTCTACCCAATATTGATTAGGTGTTCCTTTTGATAATTTATTTGAGAATCCTGCGTATGTGGATCTATCTACTTTTGTCATTGGACTATCTGATTGTGTTGTTTGAGTTCTGTTAGATCTTAGTTGTGCTTCAAGAACATCAGACATACCAAAAACACTCGCTGGATCTGTCGTTGTTGCAGAAGTTCCATCGTCACTAGATCTAAAAAAATCATAGTCTGCCTGACCCTCTATAAGATCTAGGTTTGTAGAACCCACTTCCCAGTAGTGAATGCCTCTATTACCCCACTCTTGAAATAAAATATTAAGAGATCTTCTTGCCGATTTAAGTTGATAACCTGCTACAGAGTTTAATCCAATACGTTCAAAAGCATCTTCTATTATTTCTTCGATAGCAAAAGTTTTATCAAACGTTGTTGTTCCCGAGGTAGTGTTAGCCATTTAACCTCCTAGCCGTCAAAATATATCGATAGACCTTCAACTGCTCCTGATGTCGCTTGCATAAAACATCCATCTGGAAAACGAATTCCATCATCAGGTATATAAGGATCTATAAGATCGTTTCTTACATATTCTGTATGAAAGGCAGTTCCAGTTTGACTTCCATTTTTAAAATTAATATGTCCAGCAGCTGCTCCGTTTCCACTCATTCCTCTAATTCTAGTTGCTCCTGCAAAAAGAGTTCCAGTGGATGCGCCATCTTTCACACCTGCAGAAATATTTGTTGCAATACTTGAATCAGAACTAATACTCGTTACAGTTAAAAATGTGCCACTTACGTCCACAGTGGTATTGTTAGGCCCCGCTCTAGTCACTGTTGCTGCATCTCCATTAGCATCTGTTCCAACTATAGTAAAAGTAGAACCAGAGTTGTTACCAGTAGAGGTTAGAGTTATAGTTTGTGCGTTTACAAACTCTCCAACATCTATGTTTAAAGAAGTAGCTGTGCCAACCGCAGAAACCATGGAAGTGTGAGTCCCCTGTACAAATCGTTTTGATTTTATATCTGTTGCCATTTTTTCTCCTTAAAATTAATATGTGGGGCCGAAGCCCCACAATAAATATTTATTAGTTAGTATCGTTAACCTGCTGTGTCCAGTAAACGTTTAACACACCTTCTCCGGCAGTTAAAGCGTCATCTGTTTTAGCAGAAATAACAACAGCTTTGTCCATCTCGTAACCAGCTGCATCGTCATCTGAAACATTTAAACAATTTTTCATTTGAGCAACTGTTTGGTCCATACCAGTTGGTATGTGATGAGAAGCAACGGCTTTTACATCATTGTCTGAATCACCTGCAAAGTAGTCAAGATCTAAACTGTTAAGAGTAGCTCCTGATGCTTGTGCAACGTTAGCACCTATTTGCATGTCAAAACCAGCTGTATCGAAAGCTTCGTTAACTACAAATCTAATATCATTGATTCTAGAAAATTTAGGAATCACGATATTGTTCGCTAAGTTTTTACCAGATGTTGTTGAAGATTGACCAAGTGGGTATTCGTTAAATAACGATCTACACACAACTGAAATTAATCCAGTTTCAATTACACCAACTGATAAAGTACCTGCAGTACCAGAACCATCAATAGCTATAGAAGTTACAGTTTTGAAAGTTTTAGTTGAAGTTGCAACATCAGCATTTGCCATTGTTACATCTTCTGTTTGTGCATTATCTAAAACGTCCGTTCCAGTAATTGTTGCAGTTCTTGCAGAGTCGTTACCAGCAGATGTTAAAGTAATTACAGATGCAGCTTCAAAACCACCATCAGAAGTTATTCCAGGTACATTTTGAGTTGAGTCCACTAATGTAACAGAAGTTGTGCTAGCTCCATTAGAACCAGTCACAGCTAATTTGTCAGCATCAGTTGTTACAGTAAAGTTACTGTGATTTACAGGGAAAGATGCGTGACACTCTACGAATGCAACGTTTCTTACATTACTAGAAATAGTAGTTCCTGTAGTGTTTTGTATTCGGCCAACGTTAATTGGTCCCGAAAAGTTTGTTCTTGCCATAATTGTATCCTCCTAGTT